ATGGTCGTTTATACGAATACAATACGATGAAGAAAGAGGTTCATCGTTATACCGAGGAATATGTAAATAAGAATCGTGCATTTGGTGAACTAGGTCATCCTGAAACACCAACTATCAATCTAGACCGTGTATCTCACATGATTGTCGGTTTGCGTGAAGATGGCACACAATGGATTGGTAAAGCAAAGATTCTAGATACGCCTATGGGTAACATTGCTCGTCAATTGATTGAGGGTGGAGCTCAACTAGGAGTATCTTCAAGAGGCATGGGCTCGTTAAAAAACGTTAATGGCGTTAATGTTGTTCAGCCCGATTTCTATCTGGCCACAGCGGCAGATATTGTAGCCGACCCTTCTGCACCTGGAGCTTTTGTTCAAGGTATTATGGAAGGCAAGGAGTGGATGTTAGTTGATGGTGTTTGGACTGAAGTAGACCATTCTCGTGCGATACAGCAAATTAAAACAGCTAGTCGCAAAGATATCGAAAAAGTGGCCGCTCACATATTCGAAAACTTCCTTAAAAAACTTTAATTATAAATATCCATACTAAATCAAGGAGATTTCCAAAATGGCAAAATTTAATCTGTCCGAAGCCGCTGAGAAAGTGTTACACGGTCTTTCAGAAGACTCTAAAGGTACTTTCGATGCTAACATCAAAGCAAAGATGGGCCAACGTGGTCAATCAGGAACAAAACCAGAAGAAGGTAAAGACAAGTTGCCTACATCAACAGTTGCTGGTCAACAAGATGTAGGTGAAATTGGTCAGTCACCTGAAGAAATGAATGATGCAATGCCACAATATACAAAAGGCACACCATCAGCAACTCCTCCTGGTGCAACACCACCTGTTGGTTCAGAAAAAGACGGTGTTGGTATCACTGGTTTAACAGGCCAACCACAACAAACAATGGGACGTTCAGACATTATGCATCCAGCACAATCAGCCGCAACAGATTACTCTGCAATTCGTGACCGCATCATGGGCAAACTAGCACCACAAATGATGCAAGCAAATGCAGGCGCAACATTCCAATCATATGGTGAAGATGTTGAAGCAATGTTGCAAGGTGAAGAACTATCAGAAGAATTCAAAAACAAAGCAGCAACAATCTTTGAAGCAGCAGTAACATCTAAAGTTGTTGCTATTGTTGAAGAAGTTGAAAAAGAATTGGTAGAACAGTTCGAAATCGCTGTTGAAGAAATCAAAGAAGATTTGGCAGCTAAGGTTGACGATTACCTAAACTACATGGTAGAAGAATGGGTAAAAGAGAACCAGGTTGCTATTGAGACAGGTCTACGTGCAGAAATCGTTGAAGATTTTATCTCCGGTTTGCGTGACTTGTTTGCAGAGCACTACATTGATATTCCAGAAGACAAGGTAAACGTTGTTGAAGAACTATCAGCTAAAGTAGAAGAATTAGAAGATTCACTTAACGAGCAAATCAAATCTGCCGTTGAGTTGAAAAAAGAACTTAACGAACACAAAAAAATTGAGGCTATTTACACAGCATGTGAAGGCCTGACGCAGACTCAAGTTGAAAAAATGAAATCACTCGCAGAGGGTGTAGATTTTACAACAGATGAGGAATTTACATCTAAGTTGGAAACAATTAAAGAATCATACTTTAAGAACCCAGCAAAAGTTGGAGATAATTCTGCACTTGATGATGAAGTCCTAATTGAAGAAGAAAAGAAACCATCAAATGGTTCTAATGATCCTTTAATTGAACAATATGCGAAAACCATTTCACAAACTTTGGTAAAATAATACCAATTAGATACTAACAAGGAGCACTAGATGTATCTTACAGAAGAACTACAAAAGAAATGGCAACCAGTTTTGGAACATCCAGAACTAGAGTCCATTAAAGACCCATACAAGAAAGCTGTTACAGCACTTGTTTTGGAAAACCAACAACAAGCTATGCGTCAAGACCGTTTGGCTTTGAACGAAACTGCAAGTGATGCTGGTCCTACCAACGTTACTGGTGGTGTTCAAAACTTTGACCCAATCTTGATTTCTTTGGTTCGCCGTGCGCTACCAAACTTGATTGCTTATGACGTTGCAGGCGTTCAGCCAATGACTGGACCTACAGGTCTAATCTTCGCAATGCGTGCTCGTTATACAGGCCAAGGCAATCAAAACTCTGAAGCTTTCTACAACGAAGCAAATACAATCTTCACTGGCCAAAACTCTGCAACACCATTCAATAACTATGGTTTCCAAGGTACAACAGCTAGTGATACAGGTACAAACCCAATCGGTAACGAAAGTGCTAACGCATTTACAACTGGTATCGGTTTGCAGACATCTGTTGCTGAATATTTGGGTTCAGACGGTAATACAGCATTCCAACAAATGGCATTCTCTATCGAGAAAGTTACTGTTACTGCTCAATCCCGTGCATTGAAAGCTGAATACTCACTAGAACTAGCACAAGACTTGAAAGCGATCCATGGTTTGGATGCTGAGACAGAATTGTCTAACATTCTATCTACTGAGATTCTTGCTGAGATTAACCGTGAAGTTATCCGTACAATCTACACTACTGCTGTGTTAGGTGCTCAATACGGTACAACAACTTCTGGTTACTTTGACTTAGATACTGACTCTAACGGTCGTTGGTCTGTTGAACGTTTTAAAGGTTTGATTTTCCAAATCGAACGTGATGCTAACGTTATTGCAAAACAAACTCGTAGAGGTAAAGGTAACGTGTTGATTGTTTCTTCTGACGTAGCTTCAGCAATGGCTATGGCAGGTGTTCTATCATACACACCATCACTACAAGCTGACTTGCAAGTTGATGATACAGGCAATACATTTGCTGGTATGTTGCACGGTCGTATCAAGGTCTATATCGACCCATACTTCGGTGGTTACACATCTAACCAAGAGTTGGTAACAGTTGGTTATAAGGGTTCATCTCCTTATGACGCAGGTTTGTTCTATTGCCCATACGTTCCTCTACAAATGGTTCGTGCAGTTGACCAGTTCACCTTCCAACCAAAAATTGGATTCAAGACTCGTTACGGCATGGTTGCAAATCCATTTGCACAAGGTACAGCACAAGGTTATGGCCAATTGAATGCTCGTAGTAACCTATACTACCGTATTTTTGGCGTCAAAAATCTAATGTAATCTGCTCCCAGGGATGGGAAGAAGTCACCGTTAAGAGTGACACTTAAAAGGGGACCAAGAAATTGGTCCCCTTTTTTTATGGCTCCTAAATAGTAGTAGTAAGGAGTTAAAATAATGAGTTATGAGAATGACAGATATACACCATTTAAAGAATTAAAAGAACTTGGAAATTGGCCACCACCAGATTGGATACTATCAATAAAACCAATCATACCTTCAATTAAAGAGTTGGGTGACAATATTACTGGTTGTGAAATTGGTGTAAATTTTGGCATTAGTATGATATATGCATTAGATGAAATACCAGCAATCAAAAAGGTTTATGGCATAGACCCATATGATGGCATGGATGGCAATGTAAGGTTATCTGAAGCTAAAGATTGTTTTGTAAAAAACATGGAAGATGGATATGAAGATAGAATTGAATTCATTCAAGACTTTTCAGATAATGCGTGTGTTAAAATACCAGACAATTCTTTAGATTATATTTTTATTGATGGTTTACACACATATGAACAGTTACTAAAAGACTGTAAAAACTATTACTCCAAAGTTAAAACTGGTGGATTATTTTCGGGCCACGATTGGCCAATGCCAGATTTACAGAGGTCAGTTTATGAGTTCATGGACTCATTAAACATATCAAGAGATAAATTAAAAGTAACGAACGACAATTCAATCTGGTACTGGACGAAATAATGACTGCAATTACTAGAGCACCTCAGAATACCAATTACTTACAGGCAAGTAAGTTTATATTGGTTTTTGATAGAACACCAACCACACAATACTTTTGTCAGTCGGCAAATATTCCTGGTCTTACTATTGGTCAGGCACTTGTTAATACACCTTTGGTAGATTATTGGGCAGCAGGCAATAAAATCACTTATAACCAATTCAATATTTCATTTACGGTAGATGAGACACTTACTGGTTGGAGAAATATACACGACTGGTTCCGTGCAATTGCGGCACCAAAAAGTCTAGAAGAAAGAACACTACAACAACAGTTACAGAATAACTATAAATCACAAAAGTTACAAAGTTATTCTGATGCCACTTTGACTATTCTTTCCGCATTAAATAATCCTATTGTTAGATTGCGTTTGGTTAACACTTTCCCAATTTCTCTATCTGATATTGATTTTGATACGAAGTTATCAGCTGACGATGTTATTACTGCCGAAGCATCTTTTATGTTTGAATACCACGAATTTGAAACTGCTTGACATTTAACATTGTTTATGTTATAATGTATTTTTGCCGTTAAATTATTGATTTTATTATGGAAAATTTAGAACAAGTTCTTAATAATTGGAAACAAGATGCAGAGATTGACCAGACAGAACCTGGTAAAGAACTCATTAAGATTCCTACACTACACAACAAATATCTAACAGTTCTCACACGACACAAGATTGCCTCAAAGAAGGCACATTTTGATTACTTGCGTATGCGTAAGATTAAGTGGGAATACTACACAGGCAAATTGTCACAAGAAGAATTGGAAGAACACGGTTGGGAACCGTTCCAATTTACACTTAAATCCGACATATCTACATACTTAGAAGCTGATAACGATTTGATTAAGTTATTGGAAAAGAAAGTATACCATGAAGAAGTTGTTTCAGTCATTGAGTCAATCATGAATGAATTAAAACAACGAACATGGCAACTACGTGATTTTATAACATGGGAAAGATTCATCGGTGGCAATTGATATAAGTGTATCTAAAAAAGATGAGGTATATGCAAAGATAACTTGTGAGCGGCACATTGCCAGAGAGTTATCAGAATACTTCACATTCTTTGTTCCAGGTTACCAATTTGTTCCTGCATATAGGAATAAAATTTGGGACGGTAAGATACGACTATACAATTTACAAACATCCAACTTATATCTTGGTCTTTTAAAATATCTAGAACAGTTTGCTGCAGAACGTAGTTATGAGATTGAATGGAATGATGTAGGAACAGAAAACGAATACTCTTTGTATCATGCAAAGAAGTTTATTGAATCTTTAGATATACACTCAAATGGTAAACCCATTGAGGTCAGAGAACATCAAATCAATGCGTTTGTTCATGCAATGCAATCCAGTCGTGCATTACTGGTG